TGCCACGTCCGGCCCTGCGGTGCAGTGGGTTCAGCTCACGCCATACGAGATACCCTGCCGCGTCATTCATGTGATCGTGCCCCGATTCCTTATCAGGCTCCATGCGTTCGTTGTATGCCTGCAGCTCTAGGCATTCGATCAGCCGTTTGCATCGTGGGTTGATCTGGATTCTGATTTCGCCTTTCCCGTTCTCCAAAGCACCTTGAAAAGCAGAAACCCGATCAGCGACCCTGGGGTTTGCTTTAGGCGATTGGTTGCTAATGCCATAACTGGCCAATATCTCCAAATCGGTTTTGGTCGCATTAGTCGAGCGGTTGCCGCCTGAGGCGTCTGGGTAGCCATAAAGCGTGCGGCCTGGATAGCGAGCGCAGATCTCCTGTGCCAGGGCATCAGTGTCATGCGCCTGGCTGATCTCATCAATGAAATGCAGGGCATTGCCAGACCGGATCGCGACCACTGCATTCATATTGCCCACATTGAAATCAATGCCAATTCTCAGCGGCTCCTCAGCCAGCGGGTCATCATCAACATCGGCAACATGCTTGGCCCGGTCAAATCGATCGTAGACAGTGCCGGTGGCCAGGTTTTGATAAATGCCCTCTAGATATGCCCGGCATTGCTCATGGGTGTAACGGCTCAGCAGGTCATCGACAAAGCCCGGCCTGAGGTTATGGGCATTATCTGCGGTCTTCATCCGTAGCAGCGCTCGGCGCTTGCCCTCCCGTGCTGCATCAGTGCCGAACGTTTGATAATGGAACCCAAACCCTTCGGGCGTTGAGTAGCAGTGCAGCTGGTTGAAGTTTCCGACCCTGATACGGCCCAGAATCTTGTCATAGGCACGCTGAGCAATCGAGGCTTTAGCCGTATCAACCTCATCGATGATTGCGAAGGCCCAGTCATCGCCCACGATGCGTTGATAATTTTCAAACGACAGGCCAAGGATTGTTGAATCACCGCCAGGGAAATGCAAAGTATGGCTTACATACGGCGCCACTCGTGGGGTGTATGGAATGCCAAAACTATCTAAAAAATCTTCAAATTTTGGCGCCCAGATGCGGCGGACCATATCGCTGGTTGGTTCCATGACGCAACCCACAAAGCCTTGATTCAAGGCGGCCATCTTTACGGCAACTGCATGAGCGCAATAGGTCTTGCCGCTTCCGTAGCCAGCGCTGATGCCAATCTCAGGGATGCTGTGAGGAGCCCCGCCTTGTGATGCGGCGATAGCGCTAAGCCGCTCTACCTCAAATGCGCTGAGCTGGCCGGGGTTGAGCGTTGCCGCAATGCGTTCCAAGAGGTCATCAACATCAGCCAAGGCTGAACGGCTGCCAACGGCCTCAGCTTGCAGTTCTGCGAGCCTGGCCAGTATTGGGTTATTCCTCTTCACTTGGCACTAACTCTTGGCCGGTCTTGGCTTGGATGCGAAGCAAGACGGTGCGCTCTTGTTCTGGCGTGAGGTTTGCTTCAGCAATGGCTGAAACTGCAGCTTCAATGCCTTCATTTCTTGCGCGTGTTACGGCTGCGTTGTCGCTGTAATGCTTGCGATAAGAGGGGCTGTGAGTAAGCATCCATTGCGCCGATTTACTATCACCATCTTGAGCGCAACTGGTGATGATATTTATAAATTTATGAGCACCGGCGGCACGACCTTCATTAAGTGCATCTAAAAGAGCTATTTCTTCTTCAGTGGGACTAGGGCCTTTTGCGTTTCCAATCCACTGTTTTAACGCTGCATAACTAACACCAACGGCTGCGGCGATATGTTCTAAGGCTGCGCCATATTCTGCAAGATGACGAACAGCTTCAATTACTTTTGAGTTTAGCTTGTAATGTCGCCTTCTTAAGTTTGCCATTTTAACTAACTATTGCGAAACATTATAGCGCAGGCTCAATGGTAGCCCAGGTTTTGCCTGAGCGAATTTGGCGGATTGCATCGACCGAAACGTCGTATTGAATCGCGAGTTCATATGGAGTGAAGACATTATTTCGCAAAAACTTTTTGATGTCAGCGACTTCAAAGGGCTGAAGCTTTGCGCTTTTTGGCGCACCGTAGAGACGCTTCCTGTTGATGGGGATTTCAGGTGTGATCACCTGCTCAGTCCTGAACGGATGATTGCAGGCCGGGCATCGACGGTAACGAATGCGGATGTCAACTTTGCGCCTGGTGCATGTGGTGCGAATGACGGGCTCACCGCAGTTTGGGCAATCGATTGGCATTTGATCAGTCAGGCAAAGGATAATTGTTCGGCTACAGCGGGAAGCTTATTGGCCCCCCACTGCTGGCCCATCGCCTCGGCTATGCCTAAGAACGTGCGGCTACGCTCTTTCCAGCGATTGGGGCCGGGTGGCATCAAGTGAACCTTTGGTTCACGCCCTTCAACGCAATTGGTTGGCTTCAGCTTTGGCAAATTGTGTAGCCATAGGCAAGTTGCTTTTACCTCACCGTGCCCGTATTCCCAGGGTTGGATAATTTGATCTGGCGGACGGATAGCGCTGCTGATCACGCTGATGGGATGCACCAATTGCCCAGCGGTCAATTGGTGCATCCATTAACAGCCTTACAAAATCCAACGCTGCTGCTTGCCTGCCGTCTGCAATCTTTTCAGGAAAGTGTCTGCTACCACTCACCGCTAGATGAGTGCATGGCGGGTGAGCAATCATCAGATCCCAGCCATCGTCGAGCACGTCTTCGACTGGTCCTTGATAGTGCGGGCCGGGGACTTCTGTTTCCAGCAGGTCACAACTCATCGCGTCATGACCATGAGAGTAGAAAGCATCTCGAACGCGACCGCTGTATTCACAAGCAATTAAGACACGCATGGGTGGATGGAAGATGGTGAATGGCCGGGGGATGGATCAGCCCCAGCAGCTGCCCTTTATTTCCGCGTCACGCGGTTTTGTATTTGCAGGCTCCCCGGCCTGTTGTAGTGGTCCTTGGGGCCGAAGCCCCAGGCGATCAAGCTCTAAGGGTGTTGAAGCGGTCCATATTGGCGAGACAAAAATCTGAGCATTCTTGGCCTGTCCCTGTTTTCTGGAGCTCCATGGTCTCTAGGTCGCGGACAACCTGACGGCTTTCAACGTGCTCTGCCCAGGTATTGGCTGGGTCAGTGGCGACCCTGCGAACAGATACTGTCTCAAGGTGAAACGGCCCCCAGTTTGCGGTGTGCTCTACACGCTCTTGAAGAACAGTCCCAAACCCTAAAGCTTGGTTGAAGACGGGAGCAGAGATTGAATTAAAAGAAGCCATTTGTCTTGAGCGAAGGGTGCCATCTCTGGCGTGATCACAGTGTAGACCATCCAAGGCATTCTGTCACCAGTCAACTTGTGGTTCAGCAAAACTGAACGGTGATTTACACGGACGGACATCAATCTCTAGGCGCTGATTCGACAAGGTGATCATGGGGTTACCCAGCTTTTCGAGCGTGATGCTGTCGGGGTTGGACGCATCGCGAACGACATAGCCGCCAGACCAAATGCCGTCGCGATTTACCTCGACAGGGCTCCCAGAAGCAATTGGATCTTTAGGGAGAGGGTCTCCTTCTCCTTCCCCCCCCTGAAAGTGTATTTTTATGGATCTTTTGGATCTTATGGCATTAGATCCAAAAGATCCTTTAGATCCATCCTGGGGCTCTCTCAGGAGATCAGCTGAATCATCCTCTGCAGCTAAGGCAAACTCGCTGACTTTCCAATACCGTTTCGGGCGCCTGCCGGTCGGCTCAGAACGGCTGACAAAGGCCAACCCCATCCCCACAAGATTGCCAAGCTCGCGGCCAATGTGCCCTGTGGATTTTGCAGGAGTCATGTTGTGAGCGATCTCATCAGCGGTGACATCAGCGCCAAGCTCAGAACGCATTTTGAGGTAATCAAAAACGTCACCACGAACGCCGCCAAGAGACGCAATCTTCTTGCGAACCAGCTCCACTTGCTGAGAATGCTCAAGGCTGCCCTTTAACGTCCAATTCCCCTCTGAGAGATATTGAGCCTCAACGCCTCCTAGCTCGCTGTAGCCGCGTCCAGAACCGACAAACCCAACGCGCTTATCAATACGGGCCAAGCCTTCGCTTTCATCCCTGACCCAACGCATCAGCACACCCCAAGAGGGAATAGATGTGATGCTGCTGCTGCCTCGGCATTCAGCTACCCAATCCCAAGTCGTTGGATATTTCTTGGTGTGATGGAGCACCAGGATGGTGGCTCCTGTTTGGCTGAAATCTGCCATCGCTGTTCTGATCGGTTCAGCGAAGCGTGAGAGGTTCTCCTCTATGCCGCAGGGCTCCATCATTGAGCTGAGGCTGTCGATGATGACTAGCGGGAACTGGTAACGCTCGATCTCTTCCCGCATATGGCGAATGCCGTCCTTGGTGAAGTTGAATTCATCTTTGGTGTCAACGCTGCAAAACAGATCTATGGCGTTGGAGTCCAACTCCTTGGCGTCGTTGATGAGCCCCTCACGGCGCAAGTAATACTGCCAATTGCCTTCAGATTGGTCTGTGCCAAAGATCAAGACAGGCATCCGAGTGTCAGAAAGTTTCAGGTCACGGCCAAGAAACTGCTCACGTCGATCACGGATAGCAGCAACCAAACCACAAGCGAAAGACGATTTACCAATTTTTGGTTGGCCAATAAGAAAATTTGCTTCACCTAAGTGAATTAGGCCATCAAGCATGAATGACGGCTCTTCTTCTAGGAGGGTCTCACCGCCTTTGTAGACGCGCCCTTTGCGTTGACTGCGTTCTGCTCTTTCAAGATATGCTTTTAGCTCAGCATCTTTTACGTCCTCGTGAATGCCGAGGTCGTATGCCTGGTTTCTCATCAGTGGGAGCCAATCTCGCTCTCGCTCTGTCTTGATCAAGTGCTCCGCGTGTACGGCTAGGTCGTACAGGGCTTGCTGAAGCTTTGGTTTGATTTCGTCGGGCTTGTTGCTCATGCTCTTTGTCAAATGTGTTTAGGGCTTTGTCTGAGGCTTGTTTCCAGATCACGAAATAATCGATCGATTCGTCGTAATCCGCCAATGGGGCTAGGGCTTGCCAGCGCAGCAGTTCATAGGCGCGTTGGTTAGAAGTCACGGCGCCGTTTAATTGCTGCGAGACCTTCCAGCGCGAGATAATTGACCCAAGCGGTGCGAGACATGCCGGCAGGCAGGGATTCATCAACAGATCTCAGCACTTCTCCATCGATAATGACCCTTGCTGATCCGCTTTGACTTGGCATAGTTGTGGCTTGCTTTGCCCCCATATCATGCCATGATTATGCCAAAGCGCAAACATCATGCTTGAGTCTGACCCGCTGATCACGTTCCACGAGGCCATCCACCGTTATCAATACGGCGATCAATGGATGATCAATTCAGTGACCCGCGTGATCGACGATCTCACGCCTGAGGCCCGAGAGCGCATCGCTGCAACAAAAGCCGGCCCTGATGGCTGGGAAGCCCGAGGGAACACCGTCCATGCTGCCCTTGAGCATCACTTGCTCAAGCTTGCAGGGCGAGACGTTGCACCGTTTGAATTTGATGAACGCTGGGGCCCCTGGATCGATCCAATGGTTGATCATTGGATTTGGGACGGTTGCACAGTCGAGGCTGTAGAGCTTCGGCTGTGTGACCCAACGAAAAGCCTTGGCGGCTCGTTGGATTTCATCATCAGAGATGAGAATGGCCGCAGGATTTTGGCTGATGCGAAAAGCGTCAGCAGCGCCAAAGCCGTCGAAACACGAAAGCCAGCCGACCAGCAGCTAGGCGGTTACCTGCAGATGCTGATCGATTCTCATAGGTACGGTGTGGAGCAGTGCGGCACGCTAGTGGTCGGGCCCGGTGTGACCAGAATGAAACCTAGTAACCCTGATGATTGCCTGGCAGCGTGGCTGAGCGCATGGCAGAAGTTCAATGATCAACAGCCTGACTTCTGATGAATAACGAATGGATTGAGGCGCAGCGGCGCAAGCTTGACGAACAGATCACGGCTGAATACTTCGCCGCGACGTCGCCGCAAGCCCCTGATGATGATTGGATTTATGAACTGGACAGGAATGCTTGGGAAGCTTGGTCTAGAGGCTCCTGGCTACCAAGAGGCTCTGGCTGATTGCAGAGCACATCCTTGGATAAAGCCCAAAGGGAAAGCAAAGCCTTCTAGGTCTAAGCCTGCAAAGAAGCCAAAATACCCAAGCGCAAAGCACGGCGCCGACTGAGTTGTTATGTTGGCCGCGTACACCCTTTTAGGCGGTGACAAATCTCCGTTGATCGATCTGCCAGCGGCAAGCCCCAGCCCCCGTGAAGGCTGAGGCAGCAGATCAACCCTTTATGCCAACGCCCAGCGCCTCGCGGTTGTAGGGCTTGTTTTTAGCTGTTGTGCGATCTGTTTATATGTTCGGCCTCGGCGCCTGAGGCGTTTGGCGTGTTGCTGAGGTGATGCGGTGACGTAGAGCAAGATGATTACGGGAAGGATCAGCAAGGCAGCGATCCAAGCGAAAGCGCAAGTCATGATTCAAATTTTGATTGGTTTTTGTCGACCGGCGAGCGACGCTCAGCCCTGAAGACTCGACCAATATGGCATACCATCCTAAAAGTTGCAACGCTCGCCTTGGAAAGAACGCAAAGCGTTCGCAGGGTAAAGAGCGTTGACTTAATGTTGCAGCATCCGCCCGTTAAAGAACGCAAAACGTTCGCGGGTGAAAGGATGCTGACTTAATTGGCTCCGCTGCTGAAAGAACGCGGAACGTTCACCACTGAAAGGAGCCTTGTCCCTATCCTATCACTAACTCTTGCATTTTTCGCATTACAACAAAACAAGCTTTACGGAAACGCGCACGTAATAACAACATTTCTGCGCGTTCTCGGTCGCTTGGGTCAACCGTAATCTTGCCTTCATTTTTAATTTCTTTTTTCACTAATGCCTTAAACGTCCAGTAACAGATATTCGATCTAGCAACGCCAGCCTTAAAATGGTTTGGCTTATTGCCTAGCAAATAGCGCCAAATGTAATTAGCGCCTAGCGGGCGATTGCTCCATTCAAATGCTCTTAGCTGACAGTCTTTGCCGTAAACAGCTACCCATAACGCGACAAGCGCAGGATTTTCTACATCATTTACGATCCATTTGATCGCGTCTGCCGCTGGCTGGCTTTCAATTGACAACTCCCGTAATTTTCGCTCAAGATCAAAAAAAGTTGAATAAAGTTGCTTGAGC